ATTAACAAGTAAAATTACACCTAGCAAAGGTTCATTATTTTTTAGACAAAAAAGTGCAAATGATAAAGCATTCTATCACGACACTGGTATTGGAAAAATGCCTAAACGTGAATTTTTTAGCATTTCAAATAAAGAACAAGATAAAATTGAAAAATTATTTTTTGATAGAATGGCGAGTGAATTAGGATTATGAGCATTAGAGAAAATATAGCTAGTAATATTATCAGTACATTAGATGCTGTCAGTTCACCTATTGAATTTAAAAAGATTACAAGAGAACCATTCCAACCAGAAGAATTAGCTGACCCACAATTTCCTGCTTTGTATATAGTTTCTGGTGATGAAACTAGAGAGGATTTTGCTCTAGGTGATTATTCAGCAGGTAAAAGAAGTGGCACAATAGATTATGTAATTGTTGGTTATGTTAAAGGTACAGAAATAAATATAGATACTAAACGCAATCAATTAATTGAAGTAGTAGAAGAAACACTTGATACAGATAGAACCAGAGGCGGTAATGCTAAAGAAACAAAAATTGTAGAAGTATCATCTGATGAAGGCACATTATATCCTTTGGGTGGTGTTAGAATTGTGGTAAGGGTATTCTATGAATTTGTTAGAGGTAACGCATAATGGCTAAACGAATTAAAATATATAAACCAAATGGAATAGATACTATTGAAATTTGGGATAATGAACTAGACAAGTTTCTGGCTAAAGGATATAAACTTAGCCAAGAAAAAAAATCTACTAGAACATCAAAGAAAAAAGATGTAGAAGTAGAAGAACAAACCGAAACAAAGGAGTATGAAGAATGGCAACACACGTCGGAACAAGCGGAGTAGTTAAAGTAGGTGCAGATACAGTCGCAGAAGTAACTGGATTTACGATTGACCAATCAGCAGATGTCGTTGAAGATACTAGTTTGACAGATACTAGCAAAAGTTATCTATCATTAAGAAATGATGCAACTGGAACTATTGAATGTCACTGGGACGAAACAGACACAACAGGTCAAGGTGCTTTAACTATTGGTGCAAATGTAACTTTGAATTTATATCCAGAAGGTGCGGACAGTGGTGACACATATTACACTGGTACTGCAATCGTTACTGGACTTTCGCAATCAGTTTCTTTAGATGGGGTTATCTCAAGAACTGTGAACGTACAATTCTCTGGTGGCATCAGCACAACAACAGTCTAATTTAAATGCCAAAAAAAGATTATCTTGAAGGTGCTATAAATCATTTTAAGCATCAAGAGATTAAAATTATTGAGGTTGAAGAATGGGGATTAGTTGGTGAAGATGCCATCTATGTCAAACCTTTTACGCTATTGGAAAAATCTGAAATTTTCAAAGGTTCAGAAACAAGTGACTTAACTGTATTAATTGAAATTATTGTTAAGAAAGCTGAAACAAAAGATGGTGAAAAAATGTTTGACCTTGAAAGTAAAATCAAGATGAAGAAGTTTGTTGACCCAGATATAATATCAAGAGTAGCCACTCAAATACTAGGTTCTAATTCATCTGTTTCTGACTTAAAAAAAAACTAAAATCTGACAACGATTTTAGGTTTCATTATTACTTAGCCGAAAAATTACACAAGACAGTAGGTGAAATACTGTCTATGACAGTTGAAGAATATTCAACTTGGGTCGCATATTTTGAATTGAAATTTGAAGAAGAACAAAAAGAATTGAATAAGATGAAATTCAAAGGTAAAAGAAGATAATGGCTAATCCAACAAAAAGATTAAATATTGATATTATCGCTAATGATAAATCCAAAAAAGCATTATTAACAGTTCAAAGAAATTTAGCAGGATTAAAAAATTCAGTATTTAGTTTACAGACAGCTTTCGCAACACTTGGTGTTGGATTAATAGCTAGAGATTTTTTAAGAGCCGCAGTTGAAGTAGAAAACCTAAGAATACGATTTAAATTTTTATTTGATACTGCCGCAGATGGCGAACAAGCATTTAAAAACCTCATTAAATTCGCAGGTCAAGTCCCATTCCAATTAAATGAAATTCAACAGGGTGCAGGAAGTCTTGCTGTTGTTTCTGATAACGCTGAAGAATTATATACTATTTTACAATTAACTGGTGATATTGCCGCCGCTTCTGGATTAGATTTTATGACTGCGTCAGAGCAGATTCAAAAAGCATTTGCAGGTGGAATAGGTGCGGCACAATTATTTAATGAAAGAGGTGTTTCCCAATTATTAGGATTTGAAAAAGGTGTAACAAAAACAGGTGCAGAAGTAAAAAGAATATTAATAGATGCTTTTAATAATGGCACTTTAACAGTCAAAGGTGCAAGTGTTGATATGGCAAATTCCTTTACAGGTGTTATGTCAATGATTTCCGACAAATATCTTCAATTTAAATTGGAGGTTATGGACGCATCGCCTTTTGAATTTCTTAAAGCAAGTTTACAAACATTAGATGAATATTTAGCAACTAACAAAACTACGATTGATGAATATGCTCAAGATTTAGGTAATGCTATTGTTGATGGTGCAGAAAATGCAATTATAGGAACAGCAGGATTTATAGATGCTGTTGCACCAATCGCAAGTCAAGTTAAAAGTTCAGCACAAAATATTTTAGATATTTATAACCAATTACCTGCTCCATTACAAAGTGCAGGTGTTCTTGGTGTGATGATTTTGGGTAAAAAAGGTATAGCAACAATTCTTGCTATAGATTCTGCGGCACAAGGAATGGAATATTTATCTGACCAAGTTCTTGATGCTATGGGAATTGAAGAAGGTGGTTTTATTTCTGGACTATTAAGAGGGAGATATGATGAAGCACTAAAACAAGCAAGATTAGAATCGGAAAATTTAAAACAAGAAACTATTGAATTACAAGATGCCGCCGATGGTGCTACTGAAAGTTATCAATCACAAGTTAAAAATATATTACAAAATATTCGTGAAAGAATGGCATTAAATAAAGAAATGTCAGAACAAGAAGAAGAAATATCAAAAACAAAACAATCTATTTTAGGTTCTGATTTTACCAAACTTCAAGAATATTTAATGTCGGAAGAAGAAAAATTAACATCATCTTACAATAAAAGATTAGAAATTATTACTAATTATTTAGCACAAAAATCAGAATTAACCCTTGAAGAAGAACAAAAATTAAATGATGCAAGATTGGAATTAGAAGATAAATATCAAAAAGATTTAAAGAAAATAAGAGAAAAAGAAGTTGATGAACAATTTAGAATATTTAAAGACGGTAAATTTCAAGAAATGGATTTGGATAAACTTACTAAAGAACAGAAAAAAGATTTGGCTATTAAAAGTGGTCGTGAATTGTTAGAAAAAATGGCACAAAATAACAGACAAGCATTTGAAATGAATAAAGCATTAGCCACAGCAGAAGCAGTAATCAATACTGCTCAAGGTGTTACTAAAGCATTGGCGTCTGCTAACTATATTCAAGCATTTTTAATTGGTGCTATGGGTGCAGTTCAAGTTGCAACAATCCAATCTCAACAATATCAAGGTCGTGCATTAGGTGGTCGTGTTCAAGCAGGTTCTACTTATATGGTTGGTGAAGGTGGAAAACCAGAAATGTTTGTTCCAGACCAATCTGGTACTATAATCCCAAATTCTAAACTTGGAGGACAAACTAATATTTATTTAACTGTCAATGCAAATGATACTCAAGGATTTGATGATTTATTAGTTAAGCGTAGAAGTGTTATTGTTAATGTGATAAATGATGCTCTTAATAGTCAAGGAAAAGAGGCATTAATCTAATGGCAGGTACATACCCAACAACACCAGAATTTGCATCTATTGGATTTGGTAGTGAACAAAAAACAATTACATCAACCACCGATAGTGGAAAGATGTTTAGTGTTCAAGTAGATGGTCAAAGATTTAAATTTTCAGCATCATACCCACCTATGAGCAGAAGTGAATTTGCTCCTGTTTATGCTTTTATAATGAAACAACGCAGTCAAAAAGAAACATTCCAAATTGCCTTACCAGATTTAAAAAATGCTAAAGGTGATGTATCTGGTCTTATTTCCACAGATGGCAACCATACAGCAGGTGATACTACTATAGATATTCAAGGTATCAATAATGGCACTACTTTAAAAGCAGGGGATTTTA